GTGGCTTCGGCATCGCTCTCCCCACATCAAGCCGGCCGGGCTACCTGGGGCAACCCGGCCGGCGGAACTCAGTGCGATAACTCCCGGGCTAGGCTGCCTTCGCTTGCGGTGCGTTCTGCACCACCTGCGCATCGCTGGCCTTCACTGCATCGGCCAGCCTCGCGGCAACCAGAGCGCGGCCTGCTTCCGTCTTGAGCTTGGCTTCGAGCACGCTGTCGAAGACCGCAGCAAACTCGGCGACAACGGCCTCCTCGCCGTCCAGGAAGAGCCGTGCAAGCTCCGCAAATTTCTCGGTCATGCCGCTGTAGTCGCCGACCGAATAGTCGATCAGGAACTCGGGGATTCGCTTCAGCCCGAGCTTCGACAGCACGCCAGCCAGCTTCGCGGCACCGCGGCGACGATCCTCGATCTCTTCGTCTTTCTTGAACAGCCAGCGGACGCCGGCGTAGCCGACAATCAGCGCGACAGCGCAAATCAGAACAATCTCTAGCGGACTCATGCTCAACTCTCTTTCGTTTGGGTAACTTGTAACTGAATCTTCCAAGTTCAACGTGAAACGCAGACGCCGCCCCCCCGGCGACTAGCCTTCCTTGTAGGTCTTCCTCCACTGGACGGCGAGCCCGCCAACGCCACCGATCACCGACGCGAGAATGGCGAGGCCGACCCCGGCGCCAACAGGTAACCCGGCACGCGGAGACGCAATGACCGGAGGCCCGGCAACAGGCGGCGTAAAGGGTACGGCGGGCTGCGTTTCGTTAGACTCCGGTTCGGCCGGCGTCAGTCGCTTCTCAATCTCCTTTCGCCAGGGCAGAATCGTACAGCCCCGTGCCAGACAGACTTGATCGGCAATGTCGGCGTACAGGGCCTCGGCGGTCGCGGGAAGCTCGTTCCCGGCCGCCTCGTAAATCACGGCGCCGTCACCGTCTTGTACCCTCACGGTGGGCAGAGCTTTCACGTTCGGCGCGTAGCGCTCGCGGTAGGTGGCGGTATTGCTCGTGACCTGATGGTAGTGGACTTGGCTTCGCAAGTCCTTTAGCCCGTCGTGCGTGCTGAACCAGCCGACGATGCGATGGTAGCTCGGGCTGCGCGAACTACCAACTATGCTGACGTACCAGGCATCTTGATCTTGCGGGAGATCGACCACCCGCTCTTCTGCCGACACCGCGTAACACGGTACAGCGATGGCCGTGAGCGCGATCACGCTGCACAGCAAGAACACCAGACCTTTCATTCTTCCCTCTCTTTCTGGAAAACAAGAAACTACCAAGGTAGCGGGGCCGCCGGAGAGTAGACCGGCGTAATTGCCCAGCGTTTGCTACGATGCCATTCCGCGATCAATTCGTCACGCGGAATCCAACGATACTGACTCACGTCCTTGTTATCGAGAATGGCGGCCCATTCATCGTCAAGATAGACGAGCGCGACCATGTGCTTACCTTTGCGAATCGAGATACCGGCACCGCGCCGCGTCTCGCAAGCCCACTCCAAAAACCGCACGTCGCCGTGCCAGGTCGAGGCATAACGCACCCCGGCCGCGTCCATCTGCCGCGAGATGCTAGACAACACTTCACCGCCGCCGTGCGTCCGTCGCCACCAGTCGGCTGTTTCGCACTGGCCCTGCCACCGTAGCAACGAGACGAGCGTGGCGTGGACACACGAGCCGCCCCAATTACTCTGCCGTAACTCACGCGGCACGTTGACGGTCGGATACTCCTTCGCGGGCTGCCGGCTGACGGTAAGCTCCCCGCAGCCGGCAACGAACAACACGAGCAAAATCAAGATCAATCGCTTCACTTGATCCTCCTTGGCTTCAATACAATGCCGCGCCGCCGCAACCGTCGGCAGAGACGATTCGGATTCCAGCGGCTTACGTTATCGTCCGGGCAAAGGCCCAGGTGCGAATACGCCGCGGCGACCCATTCCGAACAGAAGATTTCGCTCAAGTCCTGGGGCTGGAACAGCGACTCGATCCAGGAGATGCCGACCCCAGTAGCACGCAGCGCACCCATGCCGTCGTAGGGCAGGCCGATAGTGCTCAGCAGGAACCTGGTCAGTCGGCCGTTCTCTGCATCGTACAATGGCCGGTGTAGTGGATAATGCCAGGCCCGGCCTGCATATCGAGAAAGGACGAACGCGAGGGTATGGGCTTGCGTGCCGTTGATAGGCCGGCCTGTAATCGCACAGGGCCAATCGTCTTCGAGGGTGGTGCTCTCAAACAGAAGCAAGTCGCCCTCGTGAGATCGCCCCATGATACCGACATGACTCAAGCTCCAAAAAGGGAGGCCGTAGGTGCCCAGGTTGATCGCAATGCTCTGCCAGCCACGACCGCTGAACCCAATAATATCGCCGGCTTTGACGTTGTTCAGGTCCACAGAAGTACCTATCGGGCCACCTGGAGCGTACATCTTCACCCTACCAAGCCGGCACTATCGGAAGTTAAAACCTATCATCTTGGCCCTATTTTCTGCGGCTTCCCGGCTCGTCCCCTGGTTTCGCAGGCGGTCGTAGGCCAGGGTCTTCGCTACGCCAGGCATCACCCCCATTTGTTCCAGATACCGCCCCGAGTGGACGGCTGTGTCGGTCTCGCCGGCAGCGCCAATCGCCTTCTTGGCGATGTGTTCCAAGATGACTTTTCGCACGGCAGGCGGGACGGCATTCGGATCGGTCAGCGGATTCGGGTATCGCTCCAGCGGCTCGCGCTGAAGGGCGGCCCTGGCCAACCCGGTCCTTGCCCGATCGACTGCACTGCGATCCTCAGCAGGAAGGTTTCGTGCCGCCTTCCGAATGTCAGTCAACAGCGCGGAGACATACTGACAACGGCGCCACGAATCCAAGTCCTCTTCCCGCTCGCCGCCGTGCAGCTTATTCGATTCGTGCGATTTATCGAGCGATTCCTTTTTCGCGTAGAAGTCATCCACGCTCTTCGTGTAATCCTTACGAAACGTGATACCCTTCATGCCGGGGATGTCGTGGGCCGTCCAGTATTCGCCGCTGGCAATCTTGTCTACCGGCGCATTGACCTTGCCGTAGAGCCCGCCGCTGAGCCCGTTTGCGAGATGGTCGATCTTCGCCGGGCTCAGGCTGACCTTTCCGCCGCTAACCTTGTGCAGCATTTCAGCCACACCCTTAGCGACCTTTGACGTGTAGTCGTAATACTGGTCCGGCCCTTCGAGTTTTTGCAGAGCGTCAGATACGATCGGCCGGTCGCGGAACGCATCGTAATTGAAAAGCGTCTCGAACATCGGTGTAACGCCCGCCGGCAGGCCACCAGGATTCGCCGTATCGAGCACCTGCTCGAACCACCGCGTCACTGCCTTGGGGTCCTTGTCGTACATAGCATCCATCATGCGCTCGATGCCGGACTCAATTAGGCCCCATTCCTGCGACTTCGGAATCCGCCAGACAGGCTCGCCTTCTGCGTTCTTCAAGACGAAGAACGAATCCTGCCACTCCGGCCGTTCCTTGTAGTCGTCATCGTCGTGGCGATACCACCAGTACGTGAGCGCGAGCGGCACGATATTCAGCCCTACCCGCATCGTCGACCGGCCAGGGTGGTCCTTGAACGTGCGGACAAACTTGTCGAGACCTTCGAGCCTCGCGTTAAAGAACGGGATGTAGTAGTTGAGGTAGCGGCCCCACTTCCCGAGCCGACGGAAGTCAACAGTGACGTCATGTGAGGCGTTGACTGCTCGCACGAGCACCGGCAACGGCGGCGTCTCGCCAGCCTCAACCCGCTCCAGCCAGCCTTCCCTACCGAGGATCGCCGCGAACTCGGCAATTCTTGGCCCCACTTCCGTAACCCCGGCGATGTTGATAGCAGTCTCGACCTTGCCCTGCCGACCGGCCAGTGCCCGCTTCCTGCCGGCACGGAGCCGGGCGCGATCGAGCCCCGCGTAAGTCGAAAGCTCCCCGCCCATCTGCTGGAACAACTCGACAACTGGGCTGCCTTTCTCGCCGGCCGCCGCACGGAGTTCCGAAACGACGTACAGCGCCACATAGCGAGCGGGATCGAAGGCGCCCTTCAATCCCTTCTCGCCCTGCATTAAGAACGTCTCTAAGTCGCGGATGCCATTGCTGACATAGAAGTCGGGATTGAACCGAGTGGCACCAATCTTCAACATCCCGGTAAAGGCCCTGGCCGTGCGCGTGGCGATGTCCAATGCCTGCATTGTCTCCAGCCCACCGAGCGATTCGGCCAACTGGGAATCGAGATAGTAAAATACCGGCTTGCCGTCTTGCGTCACACGGACAATGGGCTGGCCGTTCACCTTCGCCAGATCGGGCCGCCAAATTGTCATCGCCAGCATCGGGTCGATGAGATCCAAAAGCGGGTCGGCGTCTACGCCGGACTCCGCTTCGATCTCTTTCTTGAGTACCGCCTTGATCTCGTCGAATTTGAATTCCGTGGCGATAACGCCTGGCGGCACACGGCATACCCATTTCCCAAGCCCTTCCGTGCCTTCGGCAACCTCAACCAGCTTATTAACAACGATCTGCTGCGCGGCACGTTCGTAAAGACGAATGGCCCGCGAGATCGTGGACTCCACCGGATCAATGATTTGCAGACCGCTGCCGCGACGACCCTTGATTGCCGACGAAAGGTCCACCATCCGCCGCCCGCCGCCACCGCGGGCCCCCTGCTTCGCGCGCTCCAGCGGAATATAATACTTGTACTCAGCGAGAATGATCTGCTTCGTCTTCTGGTCAATCACGCCGACATCTGCGAGCACTTCAATCAGGGCATTGTTGAACTGCGTCAGCGCATCGGCCGCCGCCTCGTAGCGAGGATCGTACAACTGCCGCATGGTCTCTTTGGCGTCCTCGCGAGTGATGCCTGGACCCTTTGGCTTTGCGGTCTTTCCGTCGCCTTCCCGCGTGCTAACCGGGTTCTTTTCACGATCCCACGATTCGGCGGCATGTCGGGCATAGGCCCACGCGATGAAGTTCGTATAATCTTCGCCCGGCTCGATCTCGGCAAGCGCGTCAGAGAGCGAAGGACCAACCCGCTCCATCTGGCCGGAGAGTTTGAAGACGCCGCGCTCAATTGCCATCGCCGCGAAATGCGGCCCGACCTGTCGCAAGGCGTTGTAATCCTCGAAGGGCGTCGTATCGTCACCTGGATCGTAGCCTTCTTTCTTGGCCGCATCCACGAATCGTTTTACCGGCCGCCCCTCCTCCTTGATCTGCGTATACAGGTATTCCTTCCACTCGTTTACACGCTCCAGAAGCGGCTTCGCCCGTTCTTCGTCGATCCCGGTCTCGCTAATCTGCCCCTTCACGCGGCCGGGCGCCCCGGCCCGCTTGAATGCCTCCAACGGTTCACGAGTCGCGTCAAGCTTTGCCTTGACCTCCGGGTGCGCCTCAACCCACTGCTCGAAGTGTGCGAGAAACTTCGGGGCCACGTCCGCAAGATCGACGCCGCCCTTGTGGGTCTCGGTCGCACCGGTCAGATACGCCCTAACGAACTCGGCAAACCCCTCGAAATCTCGCAGCTTGCTTTGGTCGTAGTCCAGCTTGGCGACTTCCGCCTTGGCTTCGGCCGGCGCGCTCTTGAGTACATCCGACGTATTGTCCAGATGGTGCCCGATAACCTCATGGACAGCCACGGCGACCGACGCCTCTTCGCCCTTGGCGAGCCGGCTAACCCGCTGTTTCAGCTTGTAGATGCCACGGGCGGCTCGCATCCTAGTACGGCCCGACCTGATCGGGACGTCCCAAATCTGCTCCACGCGCCGCACGAGTTCCCGGCCGCCGATCCGCTCGCCGGTCCCTTCCATCTCGACCGGAAAGTCGTGCTCCGCCGGCGCAGTGCCCTGTGCCGCCCTGGTTTCCTGAGCAGCCACTTGCTGCGGCCCGGGTTGAACTGCCGCCGTTTCGCTGGGCTGCCCCACGGGCTCCAGGCTAGCCGTCTCTCCCTGCGCCGCCGTCACAGGCGAAGGCACGGCCGCTTGCGCTGGCGGCATCTGCGGCACGAACTTCTTGACGAGATACTTCTGACGACCCTCTTCCGTCTTGCCTTCTTTTGCCGGCAGGCCCAACTCCCGCCACTGCGCGGCAGTCGGCGTCACGCCGGCAACCACGAACTTCAACTGGTCGATGGTTTGCTGGCTCTTGACGATCTTTTTCGCCGTTGCCAATCGCTGCTTTCGGGTCTTGCCCTCTTCGGCCGGCAGGCCCCACTTCTCCCATTGCGCCCTGGCCGGCGCGTGCCCCTTGGCGACGACCTCAGCGATCTCCTGTAACGTCTTGGCTTGCTTCGACCCCTCAGCGAACCGCTTGTAGCGGACCACGGATTCGCCGGCACGGACGGCGCCACCCACCCCACCCAGCACGGCCAAGCCAGGCAGGGCCTCTTTCGCCTGGCTGTAGCCCTCAGCCAGTACGTCGATTGCGTGCCGATCCTCGGTCTCACCGCCGACCAGGAGCTTCGCCCCCTCCTGGACACCGCCCTGAAGGCCCTCCTCGACCGCCTCAAGGCCGGTGCGCTTCAGGGCGTCTACTCCAGCCCCGACAACCCGGCGCGTCACAGGATGCCGCACGAGCGACGAGGCGGCCTTTCCGCCGATCTTCTCGACAGCCTCGGCGAGCGCCCGGCGGGCTATTCCCTTAATGGGCTTTGCGGCCCCCCGCGTCAGGCCAGTCGGGTCGATGTTCAGAAGCTCGATCCCACCGACTGCCGCGGCGGTCGCCGTTCCAGCCAGCGAGGAGGCGCCAGACGAAAGCCCCATCTCCAGAAAATCCTCACGCGCCTCCGGCTGCTCCCGGGCCGTCCAGTATCCCATCATGGCAGCCGGGCCGCCCGCCGCGTTGGCCAGCAGGCCGGCGGCCATGTCGGGGGCCATCCCCGCGGCACCGGCCGCAGCCTTGAGACTCAGGGGTGCATCCTTCCCGAGATACGGGTTCTCGCCCTGCTTCGCCCCCTCCAGCGCACGGGCGAACTGCACATCCTCCTGCGATCGCCCCTTGCCCTGCGTCCAGTCGCGGAGCTTGCCCGCGGCCTCCGTCATCCCGGTGCCCGCCTCAGCAAAAGAGCCGCCGACCTTCTGAACCCGCTTGCCGAGCCGCCCCAGGTAGCCGGCCTCGTTATACTCCTCCTGCTCGGCCCACTCCCGAGCCTTGGCGATCTTGGCGACCTCGCCCACGAGCCAGCGGCGTTCTTCGGGGTCAGTAACTTCCTTGAGCGCCTTCTCTGAATACGTGTCCCGCGTACCACTCAACGGAGCGACCAGCCCCCACACGTACTTATCGCGCAGGTACTCGCGCCGGCGGGCGACCTGCTCGCCGGTTTGCGCGAGCGCATCGCGCACGCCGCTATCGAGCTTCGGCCTCGTCATGGCCTCGGGCGGGACCTGTGCAAGGGCAGCCGAAAGTTCCGGGTCCAGGGGCATTACTGGCTTTCGTATTGCTTGAGGAGCTTGGCGGCGTAGAGGTACGCGGAGCGCTGATCTTCCGGCACGCCGGAGTAACCGCCGTACTTGGCGGTCAACGTGCGAAAGTAACTGGCCGCATAACCGACTTGCGGGGGCAACTCGCGGTCACTGTCCTGGACCTGGAGCCCCTGCGACTCTGCCCGCTCCCACCACTGCTGCTGCTTTTGCGGCTGCTGCTCACCGCCGAGCACGGTTCGCATGATCGACTCGACTTCCTCCGGCGTCCGCTGCCTCCGCGACGGCGTGCCGTCAGCGCCCTGCTCAATCACATCTTCCGTGGCGAGCTTCAGCCGCAGATCCAGCAGGCGATCCTCGCGCTTCGCCTGCAACTCAAGCTGCTTTGCCTGCTGCGTGGCCTCCGCCTGAAGCTTGGCGGCCTCGGGCCCCTGGTCCCATCGCTGAATCAACTTCGGGTTGCCCTCCATGTCGAACATGATTGTTGAACCGGCCTCGTTGACCATAGTATCGCCAGGGGCCTGCCCCTCCTTGAAAGTCGGCTTACTCGGATCGCGGGGTATCATGGACGGCTGGATATTCGCCTGCTGAAGGTCGATTTGCCTCATGGCGACCTGCTTCTCTTCTTCCGAGAATTGATCGCTGGACATAATCGCCTGCCGCGCGTTATTGAAGCGCGCGAAGTCCCGCCGCTGCTCGGCCGAATAGTTATACTCGACTTGCTGGGCCTGAAGTCGCGCCTGCTCCTGCATCCCAGTCAGCCGGCGATCAAACTCCTGTTCGCGGACCTGCTGGTCAAGCCCGAATTGCAGGGCCGTGCGCGCAGTGGCGTCATCAGCAGCCTGCTTCTGTAAATCAGAGCGGGCCTCAATGTCCCGCATCTGCATGTTGCGCTGATTCCAAAGCTGCTCCGCCAGATGCGAGTCGCGCTGCTGCCTGTCCAGGTCGCGCTGTCCAGCCTGGGCAATGATCTGGCCGGCAGCGGTCCCGGCCTGGCCGCCGTGTCCTACGGTGATTCCCATAACTTCCTCCTAGCTCTGAAGCCCCGCGAGCGCCTGAAGCATGGTCGAAAGCCCCTGCCCCTGTCCGTACTGCGACCCGACCCCGGCAATGAGCGACTGCACCGCGCCGAGATCCGGGTAGGGGTCTTCGCGGCTGCCGATGATGCCGAGTTTCGTCTGTTGCATCTGATCGGCGAGGCGATCCAGCGATGACTGCCGCTCACGCTCAACGCCCATCTGCATCGTCGGAGCGACGGTCGTGTTCGACATGCCAAGTCGACCGAGACGCTGCATGATGTCAGACTCACGCTGCCCGTAATCACTCGTGATGTCCGCCGCTCGCTGTTGCGTCGTCTGGTTGGCGATACCGAGCATCTGCTGGTAGCGAGCCTCGTTTGCGGACTTCGCCTGCCCGTAAGCCTGATTGTAGTTATTGACCAGTGCCGACAGCCCGCTCGTAACTTCCGCGCTCGGACTATTGGAAGTCGTAATCATTGGCGTTCGCCAAGTCTGCGAGAGCGGCCTCCCGGTCGGGTATTGTGCGCTGAAAGTCATACCGAACTCCTGTTAAGGTGTACTTATTTCCAAGGTAGTCCCGTCGACCGACATGACTTGCGTGAAGTCGGTAGTAAACACTGGCGTAATGTCCTCAGTATCAGCCGCAGTTTCGGCCTCCAGGCGAACCGACACCCCATCACCTATGTATATCGCAGCCGATCCGATGAATTTCGTACTACCCGCCCGCAATGACATAAAGGTTACTGTGAATGCCAAGCCCTCAGTCGTAATCTCGATCTCATCCGGGACGTTATTGGTCGGGGGCAATAGCCCCATACCCGCGGCGTACCCGACCTGTGCGAGTAGCGCGTCTGCATCGTCTCTAATCGCGCACGACCAGAGACCATTGCCCGTTTCGGCGGCCGTAATCACAACCTCGGCTACCGTACCGCCGACCTCAACCTCTTGTGATTTCGTAAGCGTCTCGCCGTCAACGATGCTTACAACAGTCAGCGTCAGCGTCTCGCCGTTTGCCGCGTCCGTAAGCTCAAACTCCAGCGACGGCTCGGCGCCCCAGAAACCATCCGACTCCGTATAAACGCTCGTAGCAATTGCCGCGTAACTGTCGCCCCCCGAGAACTTCAGGTTGACGGTCTCGCCGCCAAGCTTCGCCGACCAAACCAGGACACTCGTTTCGGCCGGCTCCTGCGTCTTGTAGTCGGTATGGTCGCAGAGATACGCCGTCACGTCCGCCGTGCCGTCATAGGCCACGGAATCCGGGCCGGTTACAGCAATCGAGTAATCCGCTGTGTATCCAGGCGGGAACGGCCCCGGAAATTGCCAATCGGGATTCCAGCCCGGCGGCACGTCCGGCGCGGACACAACGGCAGGTTTGGCGGTATACGCTCCACCCACAAGGGCACCTACAGCTTGATCGGTTGGGAAATCGAAATCTCAAGTTCGGTCGTGCTGATCGCTTTGCCGACGCGCACGACGTAATCGCCCGCGCCGGTCGGGGCAGTATCCGTCAGCATTCCGGCCGTGTCGGGATCGAGGTAATACACCGTCCCGGCCGTGAGGCCGCCGGCGTCTCCAGTAATCACGTCCCATTGCCCGGTCGTAGCAGCCAGGATGCCGTCGGTCTGAACGCTACCGCTGCCGGCAATGGCGATCTCGGCTTGCACGAGCCCCAGCACTTCGACGGTAGCGGCAGCGTCAGCCTGTGCTTTGTCCACCGTGCCGGCGCCGTCGCAATACACGGGCGCCCCGATCGGCAGCGCGCCGGCGTTGCTGTTCTCCATCGAGACCGCATCGACTTCATTGCAGGTCGCGTCCAGCGTGTCGCCGGCCTGAATCTGTTGCATCTGCCCGCTGACAAGCACGAGCGGTTTGCGTAACGTCATGGGAATCTCCTACAGCAAAACAGGTCGCTTGATGTGCAAATGTAAAACAGTGTCCTCGACAGCCTGCCCGACCTCCGTCAGCATGTGGCCGACCGTCGTCGGCGCGACGGTCGTGAGTCCACCAGCCGCGGACAAGTAGTACGTCGCGCTCGGCGTCAAGGTCGCCGCCCCAGTAATGGCCGTCCAGTCGGCTAGCTCGAAGCGGCCCGAAGCCTGGTACTCGCAAGTAAAGCCGGTCGCGGCCGAAGTCACCGCGAGGCCGGCTGCGCGACCCTTGGCCACCGTGTCGGCGCGGGCCAGCCCGACGCTCGCCAGCCCGGCAGCGCCGTAGACGGGCATCCCCTGCGCCACGTCCTCAACGGCCTCGCCGTCGTAGCTGGCCAGCACGTCCTCTAAATCGTCGATCCGGCCGTCGAGCACCAGCACGTCGGCTTCCACCGCGTCGATATTCGCCTCGATCGCAGTGATCTCGTCGGTGTGCGTATCCGTGTCCCGCCGCAGCCGGCCGATCGAACGGCGGACCTCTACCGGAGAATGGGGATTCGGAAGTCGCTCAGTCGCCATTAGGTGATTCGCCTCTTACCGGCGGCCTTGCTTACTGCGGTGATCTGCTCCACGCCCCAGCGACGGCCTGCCGTTCCGGTCAGCTTCAGCGTGAACGCCTGTCCGCGACCAGTCGGACGAATCGTGGCGTTCAGCCCTTCGGTCCAAGTTCCGGTATCCGACGCTGACGCCGAAGCGGCGGCCTCAAACGTCAGCGCCGAATGAAGCGACCATGTGACCGGCCCGCTGCCGTCAGCAAGAACAGCATCCATCGACAAGATCGTGCCGAGCTTAGAATCCGCCGCGAGGGCGATCGGCCCGAACGCCGCGTAAGTCTCATAGCTCGTACCGCAATCGTCCTCTGCCAGATCGCTCAGCCGCCGAAGCGTACCGTCACGCCCGCCGAGAATTACCCCAGACTCCTCAATCGCAGTAGCCTGAATTGCGCAAATCGCCGTCGGCTCGTGCCCCGACGCAAGCGACATCGGCCAAAACCTTTTGCCCTCCCAGTCGAACCACCAATGCGTGCGGGCGTTGGACGACTCGGGCGTAAGATAGATGTGTACGCCCCGCCCATGCACATCGTACTCCAGCGAGACGGTAAGCTGTACAGGGTCGAGATTCCGAAACTCATGCGGCAACGGTCCCTGCGAGAGCGGGATCGGAAATGAATCGCCACCAGGCGGCAGGGCGTGCAGCCCGTCCATCGACAGGAAAATCAACTCGCCGGCAGGCCCCAGGCACCAGGCATCCGCGTCGATAATCCCCACGGTATGGCTTAGCGCGTCTAGCTCACCACCGTACCCGGGATCGCCTCGCAATCGCCAAAGCGAATCCTTGCAGGCTATAATGAGGTAGTCGTCACTGTGCGGAGCGAACGCCGTCAGCGGGTCGCCCGGCACGCCGGCCTCGCTAGCCGGGCCGGCGATCGCCGCTTTGGTGTCGTCTTCCGCGTAATCCCAATCAAGTTCATCGCCCCGGCGGGCGGCATACCAAACGCCCGGTGCGATGTCCGCCCCGCCAACGAACAGCCGGTCGCAAAACCGACACATCAACGGACAGCCTGTCGGGACCTGCCCGGCCGTTGCCGTAAGAATCGAAATTGTGTTCAGGAGCGGATCGTAAACCTTGGGCGCCCGTTCGATCCGATAAGAGCACGTCCCGTCCCCCGGCGCTGAATCGAGCGTGATCTTGTCCGCAACCACCGTGGTAATCTTGTACGTCCCGGCAACCGTTGCGCCGCCAACATTCGAGACCACGCATACATCGTCATGCGTGTCGATTCCCAGGGCCGTCCAGTCGTCCACGCCGGCCGCATCCAGGTCGCTCCCCGACACGGCCCCATCCGTACCCGTTACGCGAAGGTCGCCGTAATCCGCGATGTAGAGCTTCTGCCCGCTCTGCGCCGACTGGAGCGGCACATCGCTACGCACCGTCAAATCGCTTTCGACTTCCGTCAGCCGACCAAGCCTCTCTTCGCGGTACAGATCCCCGCCAGCCGACGCAATTAACATCGTCCGCGAACCGAGGACCGAGGCCGTCGAGTAATACTGCACGCGGAAGACATTCGCCAGGCAGAGCCCATCATAAACCGTGCATTCCATGCCAAAGCCAACGCGAGTACCCGTATGCCCGTCAACCGCCTTGGTGATGAGGAACACGCCGTTCCAGTAGACGACCACGATATTGCCCGTCACGATTGCCGTGAGCCAGCCAGGCCGCACCGAATCGAGTTCGCCGGTCGCCAGGTCGTAGTCTGTCACGTCTCCGCCATCTACGGTACGGAGCGTGCCGCCGTAGCCCCCGCTCGTGCCGGACATCTCAAGCTCGACCATCACGCCGTCTGCCGCAATATCCGGCGTCGTGTCATCAAGTCGAAGATAGAGCCGGTACTTCCCGTGCCAGGCCCCATCCCACGGCGTCAAGAACGCTTCGACGACATAGACCTCTGCCGTGTCGATCGGCAAGACGCTGCGCACGGCCTCGCCCTCGGCAGTGTCCGTATCGACGCTCGCCAGGGCCGACGGCAGAATGGACGGCATCGCCTCCGCCCAGGCCGCCAGCGTCCATGCGGCGGCCATCGACGATCCGCTGAAGGTGTCCGACCAGGCGGTGAAGCCATCGCCTAGCGCAAGCGTCATCGGCGCAAGCAGCCGTACCTCGGCCCCGAGATTGTCTGTGTGCGACTCGACCAGCCCCGGCCGAGAGCCACCGCGTTCGCGGCCCTCGATCGTGCTGACTGGACGCACATTCATAAGGTTCGGGCTGGTAAACGGCGGTTGCTGTCGATAGGCGCCGCGCCTGTCGAGCCCACCCAGCGGAAACTGCACGTTCAATCGGCGATGTTTCGCCACGGCTTACCCTTCCAAAAAGAACGGCTCCAGCAGTGCGAGATCCTGTGCAGTAAGCGATTCGCCTTCGGCCAGGCTGTCCAGGACAGAATCTAGCGAGAGACCGCATCGGATGAGATCACACTCCGTCTCCATCACGGCGCCGAATCGTTCGGCGTAAATCACCATCTCCGGCGACCCTGGCGCGATCTGCGCGTCCTGTCCGTCTGCCGTACCGGTGATCTCGCGGATCAACGCCACTCGCTGCTTCTCGGCGATCTCATATTCAGCAAGAACGAGTTTGGTGTACTTGAGGACGTGGTAAGCAGCCTTGGGCTCCATCTTGAGTGACGCCAGATTGCTCCACGCCTGCACCGACTGAAACACTTCGCCAAGTTTCATAGCTCTCTTCTCCTCTAAGACAGAAAAACCCGGCGACCCAGAGCGGGCCGCCGGGGGAAACACATACCATCTACGCCTCGCCGGTGACACTCGCGGCGTCGAACAGGGCGATGTAGTACGTCGTGCCACCAACATCGACCTTCATCAGCGCATCGTATCCGACCTTCCCTTGATCGCCGGTGTCACCAGCAAGGCCGTCAACGATCTCCACGCCGTTGTGAGCGCCGGAGCCGACGTGAGTAACGCCGAGCACATAGTCCCACTCGGCCGTGGCGGTGTTCGTTACCGCGTAGGCAACAGAACTCCCAGACGCCAGCGCATCCGCGCTGTTAAGAACCGCGGAGAAGCCAGCAATGGGAGTCGATGCGGTAATCGCGGCACCACCGCCGATTCGAGCCATAACACCAGCGGTGCCATACCTGTACGCCGGCGTACTGACGACTCCGCTGGTGTGGCCCTCAAACGTCCCGATCAGGCCGGCATGAAGATGCGTTATGGTCGTGTCCTTTACCACGACCTGGCCCATCAAGCCATACGTCTCGTGAGCACACGCGGTAGCATTGACGATGTGGCGGAACCGCCCGACCTTCGCGCAATATGCGGAAGTCAGGTCGCCAGACGATGCACCATGAGCTTCGACAACCGAAAGCTGTCCATCGCTGTAAATGTCCATGTCGGTTCCGAACATCACGCCGCCGGTCGTCGCAGCCGAGCCGACAAAATCGCCGACGCGAATGCCGATCGTCACGTCGGGACCGGGCATGTAGACGCCACACGGCCATTCGGCTGCACCGGCAGCATTGTCGATGAGAATTGCGGCGCACGTACCGTTGTTCGTAATCGAGCCGGCGCCAGTCGTCTCGACGTGAACGCCGCAAGCTTCGCCGCCGGAATCCACGGTAAGCGACGTTCCGACCTCAAGACTCGCGTCGAAACACGACAGCGTAGCGCCAGTCTTGGAGACGTGCGTGCCAGCCAATTCGAGGTAGCCCTGGCTCGCCGTGTAGATCCCGGTCTGGACGTCGACAAGATCCTTCAGCTTCAACTGCGCACCGACAGCGCGAATCGTAGCGCCGGCCTGATCGACAGTGAGCAAGATCCGCGATCGGAAATTGTAGACGCTATCGCCAATAGACAACCCACCGTCGTCGCCGTAAATGACCGCGCCGTATGACTGGTCGGCCGAAATTGCGATCCCGCTGCCGGCGGTAAGCGACGAAAACGCGCCGACGGTCACCGGACCATCGTGAGACCCGGCGTCGAGCGGGTTGAAGTCGCACGAGGTATACGTTCCCTCGTTCACGTACAAAGCCGTACCGCCGCTCCCATCCGTGTGCTGAAACAAGCACCCGGTCTGGTAGCCGAGCGTAGCGTCCGCCGGCACCGTGGCGCCGGAGGCGAACAACAGCCCCGCGGCGTTCGCGGGGGGCTTCATCTTGATTAGATGGCAAACTCGTTGAAGCATTTTCAAGACTCCAGATCAAAAGGAACAATCGGCACCTAAGCCACGACGGCTAGAGCCCTGGGCTAGTCACAAAAGTCCACACCGTTTCATCATCAATTCCCAGCCACGGGATTCCATCCGTGCTTTCAATGGCCCCTAAATCCACCAAGACGTAATACGTGGTACCTTCGGTCAGCGGAGAGGTTGTCAGCGTGAACGTTGCAACGCACCCCTCTATGGTCGCGGCACCTATCGCAATCGTCTCTATGAGCGTGTCGTCCGAGTCGTACAGATAGAGATTCCCGGCGCCGGCCTGGACATTCATGTCGAACAAGATGCCGATTGGGTTGACGTCCAATTCCGTGTAGTCCCACCACTTCTCGCCCCACGTCGAGGCCGGCGAGAAGTGCAATGCAACCGGATGCTCCTTGTCACCGCCACCGAAAAACCAAACCGGATCATTGAGAACGTGCCGGTACTCTATGCTGGTGTGCGTCTCAACGCCCCCAGAAGACACGGCAGCGCTGATTGCACTGACGGCAAGTCTGGCCTTCGCGCCGAGGATTCTGACCGAATGACCGATTCCGCCGAGCGAAAGGCCCGACCCCATGGCGGCATCCGTACCGAATGCCAGGAACACCGGGTCAGCACCAGGGACGGCCTGCGCGTGCAATTGCACAACAAGCTCATCGCGGTACTCGTCGGCAGCCACGATTTCCTTGACAGTATCCGCTTCAACATCCCAGGCAAATGCAGTCATGGAAGCCCTTGTTAATCGTATGTGTAAACGTATGAGCCAGGGCGATACTCGACGTCCTCGCAAGTTTCGATACCGACACGAGACGCCGCGGCTGCGTATCCATACACCGCCTTCCTCGCCTTGGCACCAGTCACCCTTACGGAGCACCCGGGGTAAATCAGCATGATGCCAGTCTCGCTGGCAGCAGCCTCTCCAAAACCGAGATACACCGATTCGGTATCCTGCAACTGGATCGTTATGTGATCGCGGTGCTCGTCAGCAGCAATGAGTTCTTCGCTTGCACCACCAGTAAGGACCTTGGTCGCAGCAGACATTTCTAACTCCTGTACCTCTACTTGAATCCGAGTGTCCGCAGTAAAGTCAGCCAACCCGACGGCGCCTGCTTCTTGAGCAATTCGGCGTTCCGTTGCATTGCAAGCTGCTGCGCGGTAGGAGGCTTCTGCTTCGCAGCCCTGGCCGCCGTGCGCTTTCGCTGCGCCTCCAGCATGAACTGGTCAACCATCTTCCGTTTCGCCAGTCGTTCCGCTTCGCTCTGCGGCATCAGATGTCCTCCCCGCCGTAAGTGATGGGGTACGTCCCGCCGGTCCAGCCGCGTCGAAACTCAGCCGATCCCTGTTCGACGTGTCCCATCTGCCCGTAAGACTTGGGGCCGCGCTTGCGATCCCTGGCGACGGCATCCAACAGCAAAAGCTCGTAGGCCCGCATGTGGTTGCCGCCAGCTTCATCGTCAAGACGTTGCTCGGCAACAGCCAGGCAACTTTCAGTGTAGAGTTCGGCGAGTTGCATTCCGCCGAGCGGATACGGGTAGTCGTCCGTCAGCGCGCCGTTATACGCCTCGTATTCGTAACTCAGTGTCCAGTCGCTATCGGGCTCGGGGAAGAACAGAACCTCTTGTCGCTGTCCAGCCGACCCGTCGCTAGACTTGAATCGCGTTGCGCACTTCACCGGCGCGCCGGTCAACGATGACGCGGCGCGATCCGCCAGAATCCGGCTGATGGGGACATGCACAATAGAAGTGCGGTACTCCTCGGCCGGGTAGTGGAAACAACCCACGAGCCGGCCGAAGTCGTCCGGTAGATCGTAGTCGGCCGTATCCGACTCAATGTCAAGGGTCGTGGTCGGACGCAACCAGGACCACTCGTAACCAAGCGTGCTGGCGTCTATGGCCGGCGGGTAGTAGACGCGCCGCACCCCCGACTGCACGACGCTGTTGATCTCGGCAAGCTGCGCGGCCGACCAGTTATCGGCAGTGCGACCGTACCCGAGAAAGAACCCGACCTCCGCGCGAAGATCGGCAACGCCTACGGAAAGAGAGGATTCTGCCATCGAGCCGGCTCCAGGTCACAGGAGAAAACAGCCGCCGGCGCGGGGAAGAGAGGACCCGGCCGGCGGCACCCGCCATGACGGGGCTATGCAATCGTCCCGCCAAGGACCAATTGCTCAACCCACACGCCGTCGGCGCTTTCCCCAAGCCACTCGACAACGCACTCTTCCTTGGCCGTGTCCGCCGTCCAGGTGGAGAGGCCCGTATCGCTCCCGTCGCGCTGAATGGCGCTGGTAAACGTGACCACGATGTTATTCGTGGCCTGGTCGCCCAGCAAACTGAACGCCTTCCGCTGGCCGCTGATCGTGCCGTCGGCGACCGTGAAGGTCGCATCGGCGTCCGTCAACGCGTTCTCGGCGAAGAACGTCCAGCCGCCGACCATGCACGTAATCGCGCCGCCGGTCGTGGCGATCGACACGACCTCGACCAGCCCCGACGGCGAACCGACCTGGAGCCGGGCCAGGCACTTGCCGGCCGTGGACGAACGGTCCACGGTCTGGAGCGGAACGCACGAGCCCTCGCCCTCAAAGCCGGCGTAGCGGAAGTAGCCGGCATAGGTCCCGCCCGCCTCACAAGTGAGGATGCCAGTGCCAATCACGCTGCTGGCCTTGGACAGCACGTTGCAGACAGAGCCGGGCTTGTAGATTTCGACCAACTGCCCACCCGAGTTCGCCGCATAATTGCGGGCGGCGACACCCGCGAAGTAGCGGGCATTGAGGATCGTGGGAAGCTCGACACGGTTGAACCGCGCCGCGTTGGCAGCCGTGGCGGTGCCGTAATCCCAGTTGTAGCACACGCCCTGCCCCTCCTTGAGTGCCGTCGCGCCCTCGAACCACACCCATTCGGAAATGATGTTGCCCTGCTTCTGAGGGCCGTTGATGCTGCTGGAACCCATTATGTTTTCCTCTCGAAAATTTGGTCACTCACAAAAGACGAATCAACTCCCGTGCCCAGCCGCTAAGCGGGGTTGTGCAGGACGGTCTGGCGCCGCAGGTTGGTGCAGACCATGTTCAGCGTGCAATCGAGATCCACGCGCCGGACCAGGTGCTTGTTGGGCACCATGTACGGCTTGGTCAACTGGTTCTCCCAGCCGGCCAGAATGCCGATCGCCAGCCACTTCCAGTCGAGCATGTAGACCGGGTTCTCGGTGTCGTCATCCAACTTGGGCGCGTAGGTGATCGGCGTGCCCTTGAACAGCGTGCGGCCATCCTTGGAGGCCAGGTCGTTCCCCAAGTTCATGTTCTGCTTTTCGAGTTCCTCTTCCATGAGGCCGACAACCTCGTCATTGGTGTAGATCCCGTTCTTCATCGCGGCAAGCTCGGGCTGAGCATGAGAGACCGGCGAACGGAACTGCGTGGTACGATGCGCCCGACGCATCATGCGAATCAAGTCCTCCTTGGTGATTTCGCTGTAGGCGCCGGAGCGATTCGCCCATCGCGGATACGTCGCGGACGAGAGGTTGCCACGACCCGAATCGAAGCCGGTCGGGTTCCCGCCGTTGAAGCCCTCGGTCGCGTTCTTGACGACCCAGTATGCGATGCCGAAGGGCGTCTTGTTGTCCGTGCTGTCGTCAGGCTTGGACCACAGGATCGCTTCCATCAACTCGTAGAGCGACACCATCATCCCGACATAGCGAGTCTGGATCAAATCGACGATCGCCTTGCCGCCCCGCTGGAACGCCTTCTCCCGCTGGTCGTAGATGTAGTGCGCATTGATGTGCCGGGGATTCACCTTACCCTGGATCATCGTGTCGGTCAACGCGGAACCGTCCGTTTCGAAAAGGCCGACCGTTCGCGCGGAATGGTTATGGTCGATCTGGGCCTCGAACTCCCAGTCGTCCCCGCCCTCGAACTTCTTCTTGCGACCCTTCCACATCTCGCGCACGGCGACATGATCGGTCAGGTCCGTCTGCAAGTCGAGGAAAGCGCCCTTCTTGATCAGGTTCTCCTGAGTCAGAAGGACAGCATCATCAATGTCCGCGTACTGAATCGTCATCTGCCGTTACTCCCGTCCCCCTGGCAGACTCAGCGGCCCTTCGGAAAAAACTTCCTGTCTATGAGGTCCGCCGTTTCTTCCAGGGGTGATTGATTGGTTTTCGTTTTCTTGCCGCCGGCACGGCTGATATGCTGGCCGGCGCGCTTGCCCAGGTCTTTGGAAAGCTCCCGCTCACGCACCGAAGCAAACTGGTCCATCAAGACGAGCTTTGCTGCCGTATCAAAGACCTGTTCCCGCGGTGGCGCCTGCTGTCCAGATGCCTGATAGCCCGCCAACAGGACGGCCATCTGGTTGGCGATCTGGTCGCGTTTCGCATATTGCGAACTTCCCCGGCTAAGCGTGCTCATCGCGCCCTTGCCGAGGGCTTCGGCGAAATCCTCGCCGAGATTATCGACTTGCGTGTCGAACCACTGCTGAAGCTCCTGTGCGGCGGCCTGCTGGCTGGCCGTCGCCGTCTGCTCCTGCTGGGTCTGGAACGACTTGATTGTTTCTTGCTGCTTGCGAACCATGTCCTTCAGCACATCGAACGTCTGCCGGATCTCCGGCGCCAACTCCGGGTCCAACTCCGGCAGATTCGCAAGCGGGTCCTCTTTCTCTTCCTCTTCCGCCTCTTTTGTTTCCTTGCCCGTGCCGGCCGCCGCTATCTGCGACTCGACGGTGCTACGGATCGTATCGACGACCCGCAACAGCGCGTCCTCCGAGGCAAACGACCGGGCCTCTGCGAGCGGGATGCCGGCGATTACGGCCGCCGACAGCGCGTCGTCGCTGATCGTCACCGGCTCGGGATCGACCTTCTTGCCCTTGTCTTCATCGCCGGCGTCATCGCCCTCATCGCCGGCGTCATCATCACCCTCGCCAGTACCCTCGCCGGGGTCGCCCGCGTCCCCGGTCTTGCCAGAGTCGCCCGCGTCTCCGGCATCGTCATTGGCTTCGTCGTCCGCGGTCTCGCCTTCGTCCGCGGTCTTGCCGGCATCGTCGTTGCCGGCATCGTCGTTACCGCCGCCATCCGCGGTGGTCTCGGCGATAACCGCATCGGTAGCAACGGCAATCTCGTCAACAAGTTCGTTGGGTACTGGCATGTTCTCTTCCTCTCTCTTCGATTAGTAAAACTCGTTGCGGCTATGCAAGTCACGCGCCGCCAACGCTCTCCTCCGATGGTGCATGTCACGGTAAACGGGATTGCCGTCTCGCGTGACTTCTGTTGGCACACCCTTACGCTTCAAGAACTCCCGAAGCTCGCCGGCCTGCGAGGCGTTGACGCCGGAGCCGATACACTCAATCGGCCAGGCCGCGTCTCCCGATCTGCGGCGCGGCGAATGCTCAGCCTGGAAATCACGCTCGGCGACCAAACCGTCATCCAGCACAACGGTAGGCGGGGCCTCGCCCCGCTCGAAATCTCGGTCAACTGTGATGCCGCCAGGCACGGTATAGCAGTAGGTCACTCGCATATCTTCCACCCTAACAAGACCCATTCATCCGACCGGAAAACCTATCACGACTTGCTAGACAGCCCCGCCCGAAGCCCCCTGCATCTCGGAATCCTGGACGCCTCCGCCCATCAAAAGCTGCTGCATGGCGGCGCTGGCGCCCTGCCGAGATTGGCCTGGCTGACCCTTGCGCACATACTCCCGCGTCGTGTGGGCCGGCGCATTGGACGACGACTTCCAGCCGGGCTGCTGCATCGGCTCCATGAAGGTCACGTAATCCGCGACCTCCGGCATGTCGGCATACTTCCCGATGTCCTCTAAGATCCGCTGCACGTCGATCGTCCCGCCGGCCTGCTCAATCAGCGGCGCCATCGGGAAAACGTATTGCGTCATGATGAGACCGAGCTTCTGAAGCTTCGTGCTCGGCGAATTGTCCTGGAGTGAATACACGTCAATGGCGAGATCGTATTGCGAGAACTCGCCCTGCTTCGACTCGCGCCCCCAGTTGATGACAACACTCAGCGACGTGCCGGGAATCGGCTTTTCAAGCTTCCGCCGCTTGATCGGATCGTGCCATTCATAGTAGGCCAGGGCCGTGAATATCTCGCCCGAAGTCTCGACCACGCAATCGGCCATGTCGCGCAACTGCGCGCTGGCAGCCTCGCCGATCAACTTGTCCTGGCCCACCGTCTCCGTAAGCGGAGCCAGGCCGCCAAGGCTGTCCAGGTTGCCGGCGAAGTAAGAGAAGAGATCGCGGACTTGCATGTCGAACGCGAGCGTCTTGGGATCGACACCGCCGGCCTCCAGCTTTTCGGGCCTGCCGCCGTTGTAAGCGATTCCTTCCCCGTCCTTCGCCTTCTTGAATCCTTCCACCGACTCGTCATTGCCGCCCGGGAAGCCGAGCACGCGCTTGAACGCCTCGGCTTCGTTGCCGAGCTTGCGAAACAGCGAGTTGGCCAACTCATGAAGATCGCGCCAGATCGCCACGGGCGGGAGCGGAACCGTGTTGCCCGGCACTTCAGAGAAGCAGAGCTTCGGGTACGGCCCCCGCTCTGGCCCATCCCAGTCAACAACGCGATGCAGCCGCTCGCTCTTAACACCGTAGGTCAACAGCAGGCCCTCATCCGGCAGCCACACGTCACGGAGCCAGAGCTTATCCTTGGCAGTCTCCGGTGAAGAATCCGCCGTCATGCTCTCTGCCCGGTCCTCGCCGGCAGGCCCGATCAAGGTATACTCGTCTGCCTTCAGGCCATCCTTACGCTTGAACGCATCCGACTCCATGAACTCCTCGTAATCGAGCCAGTAGTCGTTTCCCTCGTAGTCGATCTGGTCGGCCGACTTCGCCGCCATGTCAACGAAGTAGTCGTCAAGCGTGACGAGATCGACGAACGACTCGCCGTAATCATGGCCGAGCGCTTTACCGACCGTATGCAGGCCGATCTTCACGATCCCCCACGGCGAGAAAATGGCCTCCGTCACCATACGGCGCAGCGTTGCGCCGAGCTTGACTTCAGGCGGAATCTGATTGACCGCGAGTTCAAGGTTCGCGGCGGTCGGCCTGAGACCGGATTCCTTGGTCGTAATCAGTACGCGGGGAGCACGGGGCGCAAGCATGCGCACGTAGATGAGCACCGCCAGCGCGATCAGCGGCACCGGAACGCGCAACGTCGCGCCGTCCTCGCAATGGTGATAGCCGACGAATTGCTTCACCGCGGCGATCCGCTCCTTGCGGGGGAAATCGAACTGCCGCTGCGACCAGTCGATGCTTTTCCGCAGACGTGAAAACTGCCGCACATTATTCGGGTTCATATCAAGCTCCAGGTCAGTACCAGCCGTCGCCTTCGTTCTTGTGTGCCATTTCCTCGCGCATCTTGTTTCGCCACGCCAGCGACCCGACAGGAATCGTAGGGGGCTCGAACACTGGATGACGGCGAGTGCGCTCCATAGTTCCGCGCCACGCCAAGGCGTCCGCCATTACGCGGTCGCCGTGATTCGCCTTCGCGCCGGACGGATCAACCTTTCGTGTAGCGCGACTATGGTCAATGCTGCCGTCCGGTGTGAAAATGTATTCAAGCGTTTCGTCCATCGCCTCTTTCGAGCGGTTGACACAATCGCCCTTCTCGATCGCCGCACGATACGCACCCATCAACACGAGTTTCTTCTCTTTCGTCGAAGCCCAGCCGGGAATGTCCGAGACTTTCTTACTGATCGCCTCTTCTTGCTGGCGCAAGTAAATATGCCCGTATCCAAGCTCGACCACGCGAGAGCCGAACTGCCGGCCGGGACCATTCGATTCCCAGATCAAAAAGGCGTTGCCGAGCCAGCGCGCAATCGCCACGGCGGCCTTGCCGAAATCCTCGGGGCGAATGTACGGGTTGGCGTACTCCAGGATCTTCTCGTGCGTCACGATGTCGTAAGCCGCCAGGCACGAATTGCTGGCGCCAGTACCAGCCGAGACATCCGCTCCCAGTGCAACCCTGTGAATCGCCGACGGCTTATCGTCCCGGCCCAGCAAACTCCAAAGCCGCAGGCGACCCTCCGAGTTTTCGACAAACCGGATCGCCTCAGCCGTGTCCGCGTCGTATTCCAAGTCACCGATCACGACCGGCGGCCGGGCGTACTTGCGGATCATTTCCTGGATCGTTTCGGCGCGAAAGTATTGATACCCGGAACCCAGGTAGTCGATGTCAAGTTCCTGCGCAACCTCTTGCGGACTCACGCAGCGCTCGCACTCTTCGTCGTACCACGGCGACCGGAGCTTGCCGTCCAGGATAGGCTTATAGCCGCCGGGGTAACCGACGGGATCAAGTATCTTCAGATTGCCGTCGTCATCCGTCGTGTAGAGCCCGAGCGACTTGACGGGGTGTTCGGACCAGTGCAGCCGCAGCTTTCTGATATTCGTCTCGCGCATATCGAAGAAAGCGTTATTCGTGCCCTCGGGCGTGCTATTGAAGATGCGACACTTCGTCGCGTCCCGGGTCGCCCGTAAGACGCTCTGCCCCTGCTCAACCGCGGCGAACTCGTCCAGGAGGATCGCCGTGCGCCGGTCGCCGCGGGCCACGCGGCCGGTAGTCGATTCGCCATCTACGACCGAGCCGGTCGCCGGATTCTCGGCGTGCATCTTGCGGCGATGCTTGCTTTTCTCGTATCCAACCGGCCTGAGCCAAGCCGGCTGATAGTCGAGGAGATAATCGAATTTCCAGAAAAGCGCCTTGGGGTTGCCGGCCTGGTCCACGTAATCCTCGACGCGGGAGACCATCAGAAACGACAGCCCCTCCCGCCAATGCCAGCACCACTCGAACGCCGACACGCACAACCACGACGCCCCCATGTCACGGCTTTTCTCCAGGAGGAGGTCGTGGCTCGTGATCGCCCGGATGAGTTCCAGGATCGCCTCTTCCTGAAAGTCGTAGAGAATGAACGGAACCCGCGTGAACGGCTCAAGGCGGGGATCGAAGGTGTAAGTGAAACCGTTCAAGTAGAAGAGCGGGTCGGCCGCGCACGCCTCCCGAATCACGTCGATGTATCCGGGCTCACGCATCACCCGTTCATGGACGGCAGCCCGCCATTCGAGATTGCCCCGAAGGTCCTTGGGTATGTGATGCGCGAATGGAGTCGAGACCTTCATTGCTGTCTGTCAATGAGCACCTGCTCGTGTTCGTCCCGGCACGCCGGCGAACAATAAAACCGCCACTCCTGATGTTCGTCACCAACCGCCCGGCAGCGAACTGTGACCCCACAACCGGCAGCACAAATAGCCGAGCCGCTGGTGCGAACACACGTCCGGCCCAACGGCTTGCCGCAGAAGTCACACGTCGTAACTTCCTCCTGTTGGGGCTTCGCTCTCTTCTGCCGACGGGGCTTCTTCCGCGGCTTGAATCCCACCCGCGTCGTCGGCGGTTTCCGCTTGCGCTTCGCCATTCTCTTCCCTCTCTTCTGTGAGGTTCGCCAGCATCCTGTCGATCTCGGCAAGGCTGCGACGGCCTGACTTCTCTGCATTTCGCCGCGCTTCGGCGTCGGCGTCTGTCTTGGATTCCGCCTGCCCGAGCCGGCCCATGAAATCCCGCGGCTCTTCGATCGCCTGCCGGTAGAGATAGAAGGCCGCGTCACACGGGCACGAGGTCGGATTCTCGCCGGTACGCAAGTGCCGGCCGGCGGCCTCGATTGCCCACCGCAAGGACTCGCGGTAACCTTGTTGCTTCCCCTCGTTGCGAACTCCCTCTTCGTCGACCGCCGGCTGTCCAAAGTGGCGGATCGTAGGATGCGACTCGGGATTCGGGTCGAACTGCGAGACGTCGTACTCGCGGAACAGCCGGTGCAGGCAACGGAACTCTTTCGACGCGCGGACCACCGACTGGTTCCTGTCGAGGCCGCCTGCTTCAAGCTCCTCGACGCGCTTCGTCCAAGTGTCATACTCCGGCTTCTCGGAGGTCGAACTCTGCCGCCAGAGAATCGAGCGGGCCCGCTTGGCGAACTCCGCGATACTCGACCCCGTTGCCGGATCGGGCCTGGCCACAGGCCGAACAGCGCCAAGGCGTTTACACGTCTTGCTGATCGCCTCGGCGCTGACGCCGAACTCGCGCCCCAGATCGGCCTGCTTCTCGCCGGCCACGTAACGCCTGGCAATCTCCTGCCGCTGCTCGTCCGTCAGCTTGGCATTGCGCGGCAGGGGCTTCTGGTCGGTGGTATCTCCCATTCTTTCAGGCTAGCAAGAGGGCCTGATCGCACCGGAAAAACTATCATGGCGCATCGAAAAAGCCCGGGGTAAACCGGGCTTGGGGGGGTAGTAGAGAGAACAGTATCACGCAGTCTCGGATTGAGCGAGCGGTTCCGTCAAGTAGAACTCCTCCCGCCCGTCAACACTCCTGCGAAGGATCATCGTGCGGCGCATGAGCCCGGCCATTGCCGAGAGCAATTCGATCCAGGTAACACTGCCAACACGGTCCTTAATGTCGCTGAGCGAAAGCGAGGAGGATGCGCTGGTATTCCACATCGCGCTGAGGATCGCCCGCCTGATCGCAGCGGGCCGACTCCCTCTCTCCGCCGGGTTGATCTTGAGTGCCGGCCACCCACAGTAAATCCAGTAAGCCAGGCCGCACGGCTCGGGGTCGAAGGGTGAAGCCTTGAGCTTCTCTGCAGCATCCTTGCGCATGGCCTCGGCACCACTGGCCTTCACTTCCGCCTTGCACTTGGCAAGTACCTCTGCTCGTTGGCGCCGCAAGCGATCCGCCCAGCGCTTCGACATATACACGCGCTGGCGGCGATCGTTGTAAAGGTCGGCAATATCTTCACTCTTACGAAGCCGCTTCAAGATCCCCGTAAGCTCGTGCCCCTTGGCGAACCCTACAACTCGCTGAAGCTGTGAAAAGGTGACGCCGGTCGCGCCGGCCTGTTCTATGATCGCAAGAATAATCGCCTCCTTACGGGTAGTCCATACACCATCGCTTCCTCGCGTTCGTGACAGCGCCTTGTCAAACAGCGTATCCTCCGGTTCCTCGAACCAGACGCCGCCGGAGAGTGCAAGCCCTAGCTGTTCCAATTCACTCCACGTCCAGCCGGCCTCAATCTGATATTGCGCGCTGGCCCGGCATTTGTCGCAGAGTCCGCGAAAGCCGGCCTCTCCTTCGCATCCCTCGATAATGCACTTCATTTCTCAGAACCTCTCTTCAGACGGTGTTATTGCCCCGTCTCGTACACGAACGCACGGCCGGCTACTGTTGCCAAGGCGGTACAACGGGCTGCTCGGGCTCGGCCTGCTGCGGCTCAACGGCAACATTCAGAGGTTCGGCGGGTGGCAGGTTAGTCAGACCAATGGCCGGCGGCTGGGCCGGCGGCGCCTGCTGCTGGCCAGGGCCCATAACCAGCGGAGCCGGCGGAACCGGATACTGTCCAGGGCGCACCTCCGGGAGGATGCCAATTTCACCCGTGGTCGGGAAAGCCGCGTCAGTTTCATCCATGATGGTTGCCGTGCGCTGCTGGCCGGGGCCCATGGTCGGCGGCTCGAACTCGCCATCAAGCTCCTGCTTGATCGCCCGTGGATCTGGGGCCGCCGGCGACTCGGGCTGCGCCAGTAGCTCCTCGAAGGCAACGCGGAAGGGATTCCTCTGGGTAGCACTCACCACGTTCTTCGGCGGCAGCGAAAGCCCCATCGCCTCTAACTCCTCCCACGTCGTCTTGCCGTTGCTAACCGCCTTCAGCGCTGTCTGGTAGCACGACCGACAAAGCCCACGGCAATACGCCTTCCGCTCGCAACTCTTGACCAGGCACTTCTTCTTCATCTCTCTTCTCCGGTAACTGAGGTAGGAAAGTGAACGTCACTACCTTCAGATTAACATGCCGGCCTGATCGGAAAGGAAAACCTATCATTGTGCCCCCACGGCTCCCAAGCCCGGGGCGTTTACACGTCCTCTGCTACTACGGCCGAATCACCCGGCAGAACGGTGGTTCACGCGCGAGGCCGCTCATCAGCCGTCCAGACGGGTGTGGCTCGACGTGCGTCAAGGCTCTGCACGGCTCTATTCCCGATGGTAGTGTGCAGCCCACTGACGCACGTCGAGGGCATGGGGATAGACCTCGGGGCGCCCCATGGGGAAGCGCTGGGGATTCGATCCGGTCGGCTGGAGCGCTTCTGGAGCGCTTTTGGGACCCGGACACTCGGACGGGCACCAGGACGGGGCATCCGAGTGCCGGCCCGGCCCCAGATGTTGGGACAGAAGGACGTTGTGTCATAGAGAGTCAGCACACGCTATAGAGGATAGTGCCGCTTGGTAGGACACTTTACGTTTGTGTCGTGGCGTGTCACATGGACACTTTAGCTAGTTGGGTGGTTTGCTCACCCCCCGCGACGTAAGTTGAGAAGAGGAAGGTACTTACTACTATACTATATATATATATTATATATATTCTAATTACTATTCCCTCCCCTTTTTCAACGGTTTTTCTTTTCTATGTCATGGTGTCAAGGGCTTGTGTCCTTTCCCTCAGATACGGTTTTTCCTCGGCCGGACTTCCCAGGGGTCTTATGTGTTAAGGAAAGCGCTGACACAGGGACACTTCTCGCAAGTCCTTACCAGGAAAGAACTTCACTGTGTCAAATACTCTTAGTGACGCAGCCGGTGTCAACCATGATACTTCTCATTTTCCACGTAGTATTGCGCTTTTCCGAATAGAATCCGACTAGAATCTGCCCTTGGGACGTTGGTGCGTAGTCCCTTCCGGGCGTTATACCCCAATTGGTAGCCTGCGAAGCCGGCTTTGCTACGTTGCATTTGGCTTGAGAAACACCGGCCTTTCGGGGCCCCTGGTTCGAGACAACTGACTGGACGGCTCAGGGATCTGGTGCCTACGCCCTGGCTTCGCCTCTGAGGCTCGCTAAGGGGCCCCCTGTGTGATTTGACCTTGGGGCCCCCTTGCGCTCGTCCTGAGCGATCTGAGGGGACAGGGGCCCCATTTGCCGGAGAATCTGTGTGGCGCCGGAGGGGGGCTAAGTGTATACGGTTCAGGCAAGCACCCGGGGGGGTGGGGCAAGACTTCCGGGCAATGGGGCCCCCTATGACCGTCGCAATCGTTGCCACCCTACCGGCCCGACTGCTGTACACCTGCGCTCCCCTGCGCCGTAAGGTGTTGCTACGCTTGCACTTGCAATAGCCCGAGGGGGATTCGCATACCAGGGTGCGCTGTGTGTAGTCAGATTGACTACACCGCGTGTGTCGTCAGATTGACGACACCCCAGAGATAGCCCCCCCCTCCCTGCGCCGCCAACACCAACACACAACATGCACCCCACCATAGCTAGCATACACTACGCTACACCTAGCCTACGCTATACGTGCCCAATACCAGCTAAAATAAAATCACTATTTGACAATCACCAAACTAGCACGTATGCTTGTATTAGTCGCACGGAAACGTTTACACGCAATCCACACAAAACGGGGGTCACCATGGAAACGGCAACTAAGCTTATCGTCGAGTCAACTACCAAGCGCTACACCGCAACCCTTCGCAACCCCCTTACCATTGGCGAGATATGGGCGCACTTTGTCGCAAGAGGGAAGCGCCCTGCAATGGTCACTCTGGCCAACCACGTCGCACGGGTTCAACTCTGACACCCGCAACACCCGCAACCCGTCAAGCACCTTGGAGAGAAGCACCATGAAAACTACCATTCGCTACCAGAACATCGAGCTTACCTTTTCCGATGCCGATGTTGCGAACCCGGACGACTACATTCCGGCTGGGGAGTATAACCCCCATGACGTACGCCCATGGCTTATCCATGACCATGGCTTTCCCGTTGCGCTGGTGTTTGCGTCACACTTGCAAGAGGCATTCGACATTGCCGTTGATAACGACAAGCTTGACGGGTTCATGATTGCCGAATCCGACTATGCAGACTACGGCATCGGCACCAATGAAGAGCGCTGCGCCCGGCTTGGCAACGCTGGCGAGCCGTTCGATATTGACGCGCTGGGGTACGTCGAATTGAACAATCCCCCCTTCTCATTCGCAGCGCTTATCGAAGCGCATAACGCAACGGGCGACTCTATCACTCGAAGCGCATACTTCGCCTAGAACACCCCGGGCATGGACAGCCCGACTAGCGCCCGTCGCCCGACGGGTTCTAGTCGGCTTGTCTATCCTACCAGCACCAAGAGGTAAGCACCCGATGAAAACGCAACCCAAAGCGCCCGAATGGGGGTGGCGAGACAATGGCGGTTATTACTGCCCTTGCGGTCTGATTATCGGCCGCAATCTGCGAGGGGAAAGCCCCGCCGCGCTTGTAGCCGAACATGTTCGGCATTGCGTGCCGAATGCCGTAGCGTGCTTGAACACGCGACACCCCATCAACCCCCGCCCCGCGCGGTATTCCCCCGAAACATGGCAACTCGCTCTGCGCGAGTATTTGAACCCTGGCAGCGCTGGTAAGTAGGCAACCCGTCAAGCACCTGGAGACTTCACCTAAT